TTCTCCATCTATGTTCTTCTTCTTTCCAAGTTTTGATCTCACTTCTTAGACCCTCTATTATTTTCTCTTGATACATAAGCTGCTTGTCTGCATTCTCCATTTGCTCATGGTGTTTCTTATCTTTTACTTCAACAGAGTCAAACAATATTGCATATGTTTCACGTAAAGCATCATACTTTTTCTTCCAATCATCTGATGTCTCGCTTTCATCAACGGATGATTTAAAGTTATCCTCTGCAAGTTTCTTGTAATATTTGACTTCAGCACTTTGTTTTATAAATGCTCTGACCAAATGCTGAAAGTCCATCTCTGATATAGGTATATCTTGTTGATGTGCATTAGAGTAGTAATGTTGCTTACCTAAATCATACATATCACAAGCTAATTTACCTGTATCATTTAACGCACCGAGTACGTTTACTAACTTATATATTTTCATGCCACTTCTCCTTTCATCCAGTGTGGTTTTTGTGTATAGTTGTATCTAGCAAATCTAGATTTGTCAACTATGTAGAATTTCCTATATGCCTCTATAGGAAAGAACTCGTCTGTCTTTAAATCATCATGCCCACTAAAACATTGTGGGTGTGCAGTCATCTTACCATCAGGTAGATACATTCTACCATCCCATAATGATTTAAAATGCTTGGTTGCACCATGCTCTTTTTTATATCTAGAAGTATATTCTTTTAGCATACATCCTAACAAAGAGAATGCAAAAGTATAATTACTTTTGTTTTCCATCGCCCATAGTGTGCAAGGGTGCTTTTGATGTACAGGTTTGTACAAATTTCTCTCCTCTGCAAAGCTAGGTGCGTGATGCCATAGCACAGTACATAACATCTGTGTTTCTTCTAGTGGCATCTTGACTACGTGTTGGTCACATAGAGATGATGCAATCTTGCTTGGTGTATCTTCTATAATAAATCTATTCATGTGTCCACTCCTATTAATATTAATGTTGAAACAAAGAAGAGTGCAAGAACCCATATAGTATAATTCTTTTTGGGTTTTATCTTAGTTGCCTCTTCTATTTCTTCCCAATCTGCTTTGGTTAGAAAATTTTTATCTTTAGACATCTTATCCTCTACGTTTAAGTTCTTCTGATAATTGGTCAATAACATTATCAATGCATTCACCGACAGTAATACAACTCCCATCATTATCTTTTGATACATGAAATAATTTAGCTTGTATTGTTTTACGTCTAATGTCATACATATCACACAACATATCTTTAATATTCATTTGGTCAAATGCCATCATTTACTCCTTTCAATATCCCACCTATAAAATATGTGGTCATCTATTCTTGTTACATAAGTTTTAGTTTCTGCCCAACTAGGATTAACATAGTAGGCATGATAATGTGTAGCACCTTCCACAAAGTCATCTAAGTGTCCATTGTACACACCATTTGCTACGTGCATAGCATCTCTCCATGCTTTTGGTTCTCTTGGTTTATCACTCTTGCCATCACAATACCAACTGAATTGACATCTATTCTTGATGGGTAATGTAGGTTTCCATTTATATGTTAAACCTTGTTTGACTACATCACACACATTGTTAGGATATCTAGAGTCCTCTACTCTATTCATCACAACTTGTGCAACTGCTACTTGTCCTATGAAGCTTTGGTTCTTAGCTTCATGGTACACATTTAGTGCTAGACATATTAGTGATTCAGCTATCATTATGCCATCTCCTTTTTAAATACTGTGTTCCAAGTTTCTTCTATCTCATCATCAAGATTACCACCATCAATAAATTCTAGTTGGTCTTTTACATACTGCATACGACATTGTTCTAATGTCCAAGCATTTGTAGTTTCTTCTTCAAAGAATAACACAGGTTGAAGTTCTTCTTTATTCATGTTTATTGCTTGATAAAATAACATATTAACCAATGCTTTTTTGTATCGTGTTTCAGCTATCATCTAGTCCACCTTTCATCCCATATAGGGTCATTTAGTTTATATTGTTTCTCACAATCTAGACTGTTAAGTATGTGAGCAATAACATCAATAGTCCAGCCGTTGCCAATCATTTTGTATCTCTGTGTCTTTGATACATGATTAGTATAATTATCAGGCATAGTCTGTAACCTCTCACACTCAAGAGGTGTAAGCTTTCGCCATAGATACTCATCTCGGTTGACTACAACATTATCTTTTTCAACTGTAGTAAGGCAGTTGGATTTATCATCTTCTCTGACCTCAACCTTAGTTGTAAATGGTAACTCCATTTGATTGTCTTTACGTACACCATTCTCATCAAGTCTTCTGTTGATAACTCTACCCATAGATATCTTAGGCTCTCTGTGTCCACCACCCATAGTGGTAAGGGTAGGTGCTTTGCCATCAGCAGAGTACACACGTTTGATGCTATCGTGACCTTTGAAATCAGCAGTTCCTACACGTATGAGACCTTCCTTAGATGCAGTAGGGTTAGGTTTCTTGATGAATGTAGGTATCTGACCTTTCCACATAGACGCAGTAAGACAGTTAGCTTTGTCATCATCAATAGACTTAACCTTGTCTCCTCGTGGAACTCCATCCCAACTGTTAGCAAGGTAGTTAGGTATCTCACCAAAGGGTAAGTCCTCAAGTATATCTCGTATGATAACATCTTTCTTGGTTGGTTGAGGTATGTGAACTGGTACATACTTCTCTAAATCCCAATCATATTTGACTAGCCAATACAGACGATTGCGACTCTGTGCCGAAACATCAGCAGAGTTTATCTTGGTTGGCTCACATCCCATGTATTTAGATATGATGTCCTGAGATTCTTTTGCCATACGTACATTCTCTAGCAATACATACTTAGGTTTCAACTCCTCACGTATCCGTATGAAGTCAAAGAATAACCTAGAACGTGGGTCATCAAAATTAAGTTGCTTACCTGCAAATGAAAATCCTTGACAAGGACTACCACCCATCATCAAACCAATGTGATGATTGAAACTTCTGTAGAACACTTTTGTAATATCTCCCAACTGTATTGTATTGGGAAAGTTAGCTTGTGTCACTTTGATTGCATGAGGGTCAATCTCGGATGCATAATATGCACCAACTGGTATACCAGCTCTCTGCAAAGCTAATTGACCACCACTACATCCGTCAAAGCAACTTAGTACATTTATAGGTGTCATTAATTATCTCCTTATATGTAAGTTCGTGGGTGTACACCCTTTTCTGTTTCAAGAGTTTCTAATGCTACTGCATATGTCATATCTCTCTGTAACTCCTTATACTCGTATAGATTAGAAAACTTTTGAACCATAAAGAAATCAGTCTTGTATGGATTGTAATATCC